GAAACTACGAGAAGCGGGTGTTGTGCCGACTGGCACACGCAACAATGCGAACACCTATTCCCTAAAAGACGTAGGCCCCGCCTTATTCCGGGAAGCCAGATCTGGTTCTAGCGACGACCCCGATTCACTAATTCCAACCGACCGCCAGGCCTGGTTTCAATCCGAATTGTCCAGGGTGAAGCTCGAGCGAGAAATGCGTTTGCTGGTGCCGGTGGAGGAAGCACACCGAGAAATGAGCCGACTGGCTAAGGCAGTGGCGAGTGTTCTCGATAGCCTGGCCGACACCTTGGAACGTGACGCGGGCCTGCCGCCCGAAGCCATCGACCTGGTGGAGAAAACAACAGACGCTCTGCGCGAGCAGATGTACCAGGCGATAATCACCGACGACGAGGCTGGTGCCGATGAGTAACATGGCCACGGCTAGCGCTGCTGCTATTCGCCGAGATGTTGCCGAGTTGATCAGGCCCCCGCGAAGAGTCCGGGCAAGCCAGGCTGCCGCCGAGAGGATGAAGGTCGTGGGGGGTGATGGTACGGTACGGGACTGGTCCCCAGACACCACACCGTACATGGTTGAGCCGTTGGATTGCATGGGTCTGCGCAAATATGACGCGGTGATTTTTGTGGGACCGGCCAGGACCGGCAAGACAAATGCCCTGGTTGATGGATTTGTTGCTTACAAGATCGATTGTGACCCTGGCGATGGCCTTATAATCCAGATCAGTGAGGACAAGGCCAGGGAGTTCAGCAAGAAGCGCATCGACCGGATGCTGACGCATTCCCCAGCCTTGGCTGCGCGGCTGAGTCCTAGAGCCTACGACAACAACGTACACGACAAGACCTTTCGTGCTGGCAACTACCTGGGCATCAAATGGCCCTCGAAAAATGTCATGGCCTCGAGTGATTACCAATTCGTTCTAATCACCGATTTTGACCGGATTGCAGACGATATCGATGGCGAGGGCGACCCTTTCACCCTGGCGAGTAAGCGCACACAAACATTCGGAAGTACCGGTATGACGCTCGCCGAGTCAAGCCCCGGGCGTGAGATCATTGATTTCGAATGGAGGCAGCCGGAAGACTCACCGCACGTAGCGCCGCCAACAACTGGGATTTTGGATTGGTACAACCAGGGTGATAGGAGGCGTTTGTACTGGCAGTGTCCAGAGAAAAAATGTCTTCAGTGGTTCCAGCCGACCCAAGAAAACTTCAACATGGCGTCGAAGCGGGTGTTTTGTCCGCATTGTGCCGTCGAGGTGAATCCGAAGGCCAAACGAAGTTTGAATCTCGCAGGGCGTTGGGTACCAGAAGGCTGCGGGTTGACCATTGACGGTGAACTGATTGGCACTCCTCGTGACACTCGCATTGCCTCGTTTTGGATGGAAGGCCCCGCTGCCGCGTTTCAGTCCTGGTCGAGCCTGGCGGACAAGCTGGCGCGAGCCGAGGAAAGCTACTTACAGACCGGAAGCCAGGAAACGCTCCGCACGGTCATCAACACTGACTGGGGCCGCCCATACCTACACCGCCGCAGTGGTGTGCAGCGCTCCAGCCAGCGCCTGATGGATCGTGCCGAGCAGACCGAGCGCCGCACCGTGCCGGTCGGCGTGCGCTACCTGACGGCGACGATTGACGTGCAGGGTGGTAAGGATCGACGCTTCGTCGTCCAGGTGCAGGGCACCGGCGCAAACCGCGAAAAGTGGATCGTCGACCGTTTCAACATCAAGGAAGACCGCGGCCCGAACCACGACCAGCCGGGACGCCCGATCAGCCCGGCCACCCAGCCGGAAGACTGGGATTTGCTGACTCGCGACGTGATCAACCGCACCTACCGGCTCTCCGACGACAGCGAGAGGCGCATGCCGATCCTCGCCGTTGGCGTTGACACCGGCGGCGAGGGTGACGGCACCGAGTCGGTGACGAGTCAGGCCTATGACTGGTTCCGGCGGCTGCGCAAAGACGGACTCCAGGGCCGGGCGTTTCTGATCAAAGGCGGCAGCGCCAAGACAAGCAACCGAGTGCGCAAGACATGGCCGGACAACACCGGCCGCAAGGCCCGCAAGAGTCGCGCCCGCGGCGACGTGCCGCTCTACATCCTCGGCACCGACCTGCTCAAGGACGCGGTGGCCGCGATGATCGACCGCGACAACCCTGGCGCCGGCTACCTGCACACGCCGTACTGGCTCGGGCGCTGGTGGTATGACGAGCTGACCTACGAGGTGCGCGACCCGGCCACCGGCAAGTGGGCGAAGCCCGGCAAGAAGCCCAACGAGGCCTTCGACCTGTGCGCCTACGACCTGGCCCTGGGCATCATCATCGGCGCCGAGAAGATCAACTGGAGCGCGCCGCCACCCTGGGCCGCGGAGTGGGACGAGAACCCGCTGGTGATTGACCCGACAGGCGACGCCCACCAGGCCGCTCCCGCCAAGCCTCGCGAGCCAGCCCCGAAGAAGCGCCGCCGCAAGGTGGCGAAACCCCGAATCTAGGAGTCGTTCATGGCCTATACCACCGACCAGCTGGCCGAGGTGCGGCAGGCCATCACCGACCTCGCCGCCGGCAAGCGGGTGACGATGATCACCCACGGCGGGCGCACCGTGCAGTACGCCGCCACCGACATCAACAAGCTCCGCGACCTCGAGCGCACCATCGCCAGCAGCCTGCAGATCCAGGCCGGCCGGCGGTCGCGCACCCGCCACACCGTGACCAGCAAGGGGCTCTGATATGACCGTGACCGCCAAGCCCCGGCTGCGCTACCGCGGCGGCCAGCTCGTCCAGGTGCGCGCCAGCGCCTACGAGGGCGCGACCAGCAAGCGCCGCATGGCCGGCAAGGGCACGCTGGTCTCCGGGCCGAACGGCCCCATCGAGCGCAGCCTGCCGATGCTGGTAGCGCGCAGCCACAACGCCATCCGCAACAACGCCTACGCCGCCAGCGCCAAGGAGAAGTACGTCTCCAACCTGGTCGGCACCGGCATCAAGCCCCAGTGGACCCTGCCGGAGATTCAGGCGCTGTGGGATCGCTGGGTCGGCGAGTGCGATGCCGATGGCGTCGACAACTTCTACGGCCTGCAGGCGCTCGCCGCCGGTGGCCAGTTCGAGGCCGGCGAGGCGCTGGCGCGCATCCGCTACCGCCGCCCGGCCGATGGCCTGAGCGTGCCGATGCAGATCCAGGTGATCGAGCCCGAGCACCTGGACCCGGGATTTTCCCGCGCCTTCGGCGGCCGGCTGATCAAGATGGGGATCGAGTTCAACGGGATCGGCCAGCGCAGCGCCTATCACCTGTGGCGCTTCCATCCGCACGAGCAGATTACCAGCGAGATGAACGAGCGCGTGCCGGTGCCGGCGGACAGCATCATCCACATGTATCGCCGCCAGCGCCCCGGCCAGCTGCGGGGCGTGCCGGAGCTGACCAGCGTCATCATCCGGCTCTACGAGATCGACGAGATGCAGGACGCCACCCTGGCCAGGCAGAAGCTCAGCCAGCTGTTCGGCGTGTTCGTCAAGCGCAAGACCGCGCACGACCCCGAGGACGACGGCCCGTCGTTCGGCGAACTGGTCAGCATGCCCGGCGAAGCCGAGCCCCTCGATGAGTTCACCCCCGGCGGCATCCACTACCTGGAGGACGACGAGGAAGTTCAGTTCAGCAACCCGCCGGACATCCAGGCGCAGTACACCGAGTGGCTGCGCACCGAGCTGCTGGCCGTGGCGGCTGGCGCCGGCATCACCTACGAGCAGCTGACCGGCGACCTCAAGGGCGTCAACTACAGTTCTATCCGCGCCGGCCTGCTGGAGTTCCGCCGCCGCATCGAATCGCTCCAGGCGATGCTGATCGTTCACCAGTGGTGCCGGCGCATCGCCGCCAAGTGGCTCGACGTGGCCGTGACCAGCGGTGCCATCCTGCTGCCGGACTACTGGGCCAACCGCTCGCGCTATCTGGCCATCGACTGGATCGCGCCGAAGTGGGCCTGGGTTGATCCCTTGAAAGAAGTCACCGCCGACCTTCTCGAGGTGCGCTCTGGCTTCAAGCCCCGCAGCGAGGCCGCCGGGGAGCGCGGCTGGTCCATCGAGCAGCTGGACGCCGAGATCGCCAAGGGTCATGCCAGCGCCGACAAGTTCGGCCTGGTGCTCGACTCCGACCCGCGCATCACCGCCAAGAACGGCGCACTGCACCAGGCGCTCGAGGCCCTGGCAACTCAAGAAGAGGACTGACCTATGAAATGGTTCACCGCCCGGGCCCAAGCGGACGATCCGCGCAAGGCCCTCGTCGTCATCGACAAGCCTATCGGCTCCGACTGGGCGCCGGACTGGATCGCCGACTTCACCGGCGAGCAGCCCGCCCGGGACTTCATCGCCGCCGTGGACGCCCTCGGCGAGCTGGACGAGATCACTGTCGAGCTGAACAGCCCCGGCGGTGATGTCGCCTCCGGCGTGCGGATCTTCAACTACCTGCGCGACCACCAGGCAAAGGTTCACACCCGCGTGACCGGCACCGCCGCCAGCATCGCCACCGTGATCATGATGGCCGGCGACACACGCAGCATGGCCATCGGCAGCAGCATGATGACCCACCGGGCCAGCGCGCTGATGATCGGCTTCTTCAACGCCCAGGAGATGCAGGACACCGCCCGCAACCTGAGCAGCATCGACGCCTCCATGGTGGACATCTACACCGCCACCACCGGCAAGGACAAGGACGAGATCAACGGCCTGCTGGACCAGGGTGACACCTACATGGGTGCCGAAGAGGCCATCGCCTGGGGCTTCGCCACCCACGCCGATGCCGAGCTGCGCGCCGTGGCCTGTGCCGACCCGCGCCTCTACATGAAGCAGCTGGAGCAGAGCGGCGAGATCGCCAAGCTGCGCGCCCAGCTGGCCGGCAAGCCCGCCGAAGGCGCCACCATGACCGCCGCCGACGCGCTGGCGTTGGCCTTCGACCTAACTCCCGAGCAGGCCGAGGCCCAGGCCGCCGACCTGGGCGACCGGATCATCGCTCTGCGCGCCGGCGCCCTGAGCGACCCCGAGGCCGTGGCTGCCGCCCAGGCCGCCGCCAGCGAGCACGAGATCACCCCGGAGTACGTCGCCCAGCATCACCCCGAGGTCGCCGAGGCAATCAAGGCCACGGCGCTGGCGGGCATCGCCCCGGCGATTGACCCGACCGAGGTCGTCGTCGCCGAGCGCACCCGCATCACCGCCATCGTCAAGGCCTGCGAGACCACCGGACAGACGCAGCTCCTCGAAAAGCTGATCGGCAACGGCATGCCCGAGGCCCAGGCCAGCGAGTACATCTACGACGTGGCCGCCGCCAGCGGCAACCGCCACAGCATCCACAACAGCCACTCCCCCGAAGGCGGGCACAAGGCGGGCATCGACTACGCCAAGATCTACGCCCGCCAGAACAGAGCAAAGGCCACCGCCTGACCGGCCGGCCTCCACCCCGCGCCACACGGCGCACCTTGAAACGCCACTGAAGGAGACATCTCATGGCGAGCTTCACCGAAGGCCGGCACCCCGGCGAGCACGTTATCTCAGAGGCCAACGGCGCCCGCTCTCGTGAGCAGGGCACCCTGGCCGCCGGCGATCTGCCGGCCGGCGCCGTGCTGGCGCTCAACGCCTCCGGCGACTACGTCCAGCTGGCGCCCG